TAGAAGTGCTAAGGACTAATTAACTGTATAAATAGAACAAAAGGATTTTTATGCCAGTAAGAGCTTTTTCAGTAGAAGATGGAAACATCGGAAGTAATCAGATTATTACATCGAGAACTAAATTCTCGAAAGATATAGACCTATCTTTTGCAAAAAGACCATCAGGCGACGTTTTTAAAAAAGAACATGCTGCAGCAGTAAAACAAGCAGTTAAAAATATATTGTTAACTAACTTTTCTGAAAAACCTTTTCTACCTCGTTATGGCGGAAACTTAAATGCATTATTATTTGCGTTGAACACTGATTTTAGTGAAGAAGAAATAAAAGAAAGAATAATACAAACTATTGAAATATTTGAACCAAGAGCAATAGTTTTAAATGTGTCTACTATATTAAATGATGATTCACATGAAGTTAAAATTACTGTCACATTTAGAGTTGTTAACACTAATCAAACAGTAGTAACTGAACTAAATCTCACGAGGTTAAGATAATGGCAACAACTATTAAATCAACTCAACTAGACTTTGATACCGTAAAAGGTAGATTAAAAGACTTTTTTAAACAACAAACAGAGTTTCAAGATTATGACTTTGAAGCATCAGGTTTAAGTAACATATTGGATGTTTTAGCATATAACACGCATTTTAATGGTTTGACTGCAAACTTTGCTTTAAACGAATCATTTATAAAAACAGCACAACTTCGAAGTTCTGTAGTTGCATTAGCAGAAGGTCTTGGATATGTACCACGTTCATTTACTTCAGCTCAAGCTGGTTTGAATTTGAATGTTACAGTTACAGATACTAACAGACCAAGTACGATAACATTACCTAGAGGTACAACTTTTACTTCTTCAGTAGATGGTGTAAGTTACAGTTTTAGGACTAGAGAAAACTTTATAGGCACAGATGATGGTAATGGAACATATCAATTTTTAAATAAAGATGATGGAACATCGATACCAGTGTTCGAAGGAACAGAAAAAACAAAGACTTTTTTTGTAGGTGATACAAGTGACACACAAATTTATGTGATACCAGATGTAACAATGGATATTAGTACAATAAGAGTTAGAGTGTTTCCTACTAGCGGTTCAACTATATTTGATACATATACAAATATTATAGATGGAATAAGAATATTAAATGATTCAACTTTTTATCAAATAAAAGAAGTGCCAAACGGATATTATGAAATAATTTTTGGTGATGGATTAAGTACGGGTAAAGCTCCAGTTGCTGGAAATAAAATAGTTATAGATTATCTTTCAACTGCAGGAACTACCGCAAACACTGCATCAATATTTACTACAGAAGCAGTTGTGACTGTTAATAGTGTAAATTATAATATAACTACAGTTACAGAAGCTGCGGCTGCAGGTGGTTCATTAAAAGAAAGTATAGAATCTATAAGACAAAATGCACCTATAGCGTTTTCATCTCAAAGAAGATTAGTTACTGCAGAAGATTACAAAGCACAAATACAAACAAAATTTAGTTCTTTTATTGATGATGTTACTTCATTTGGAGGTAATGATAATGTTCCAAGAATATATGGTAAAGTTTTTATAGGACTAAAATTTAAAGATAACATAACTCTTGACAGCCAACAAAATGTTAAAGATAGAATTAAAACAGAGCTAACTGACAATCTTTCAATAATGTCTATTGATACTGATTTCGTAGATCCGATAACAACTAGAATGTTGTTAACGACATCATTTAATTTAGATCCAGATTTAACAAGTTCAACACCATCTGCAATGGAAGCACAAGTTCAAAGTTTAATAAGTAATTTCTTTACTAATAACTTGAAAAAATTTAACAAGGTGTTTAGAAGATCAAACATTCTAACTTTAATTGATGCGCTTGATCCTGCCATACTTAACTCAAAAATGGACGTTCAACTAAAGCAAGGTTTTGTTCCAACACTTAATATTTCATTACAATATAAAATAAATTTTCCTACAACAATTGCTGTTCCTGATGATGAACAATATAGAGTTATTAGTACAAATTTTATTTTTAATAACCAAACATGTTTTATTAGAAACGCATTAAAATCCACTAAGCTGCAAATAATATCAGTTGATGGAACTATTGAATCAGACAACATTGGTAGTTACGATGCATCAAGTGGAGAAGTAACGTTAGTAGGATTTAAACCTACTGGAATATCAGGAAACCAGATCGATATAAGTATTGTGCCGGCAAATCAAAATACAGTTAGACCTCTTAGAAATTTCATTTTAGACCTTGACGCAGCATTTTCAACGTCAAGAGCATTACTAGACTTTCAAAATACACAGGTTACTTTATAATGCCAATTAACTATCAAAGTAAAAGAAGGCTAACAAATTTTCAAGTAAGAAAAGTAAGAGAAGCTTTACCTGAATATTTTACTAGTGAGTTTCCTACTCTTGTTACTTTTTTAGAAAAATATTATGAATTTTTAGATTCAGCAGACGCAGTTCATGCTTTTGGCGATGATATAAGAAGAGGCTTTAGTACTAAAGACATTGGTGAAATGCCAAGTAACCTTACAGATAATTATGTTAATGAATTAGCTGCAAACTTAGAAACTGGTAATAATTTTACAGATGTTAGATTTGCTTTAAGAAGACTTGCACAATTTCTAAGACACAAAGGCACAAGGTTTTCTGCAGAAGAATTTTTTAGATTATTTTTTCAACAAATTGCTGAAGTTGAATACGGAAAAAGATCTATTTTTAACATAGGTGATTCATCAAGTCAAATAGGAGTTGAATCATTAAAATTTATACAAGACAATGCTTTTTTTCAAACCTTTGGATTAAGAGTTAAAACTGGTATAGATACTAGTAAATGGAATGAACTTTATAAAAAGTTTGTTCACCCTGCAGGTTTTTATTATGAAGGAACAGTGGTTTCAGATACAGCAGGTATTCTATCGTTATCTGCTCCAATATCTCTGGTTGATTCGTCACCTGGTCCAACTATTGTTTCAGAAGCTGCAGTAAGTTTTAATTTACCGTTTACTCAATCAACTGTTTTAGTTGATTCAGGCGGAGGCAAGGTAAGAAGTAATTTAGATGAAATAGTAAGTGATTATCAAAATTATACATTAACTCAACTTGATACAACTTATCATAAGATAACACAACTTATTTCACCTAATTCATTTACTTTTGATGATAGTAGTATTAGAGACAGTGATGAAAATGCAACACCAGATTTCTCTATTACATTAGAGACAATGGATAACGAAATATTCACTAGAAGAGTAACTGATTCAGCTTTCTAGTATAAATAGACTTATTAGGATTTAACATGACAAGACAAAATATAAATGTAGGTTCAGCAGCAAACGATGGTACAGGCGATACTTTACGTTCTGCTGGCACAAAGATAAACCAAAACTTTCAAGAGTTATATACACAACTTGGAGGTGATAGTTCTATTTTAAGTACAAAAGTAAGTATTGTAGATTCTGCGGTTATTTTTGAAGGTGTAAGTACTGATAGTTTTGAAACTAAATTAATTGCAGTTGATCCTACTGCAGATAGAGTAGTATCAATACCAGATGTAACTGGTGCAGTTGTTTTAGATGTTGCCACACAAACGTTAACAAATAAAACTCTTACAACACCAACTATAGCTTCTATTACAAATGGTGGTACTGTTACAATACCATCAGGCGCAGATACTTTAGTAGCAAGAACATCAACTGATACTTTAACTAATAAGACATTAACATCACCTACAATTAATACGCCAATTATAGGAACATCTTTAAATGATATTAATGGTAATGAATTTATAAAATTTACAACAGCTGGAAGCGCAGTTAATGAAATTACAATAGCAAATGGTGCAGGTACTACAGGTCCAGCTTTATCAGCAACTGGTGGTGGTACGAACTTAAACATGACACTAACTGCAAAAGGTACAGGTTCAATACAATTAAATAAAGCAGCATTTAGCTCATCAACTATTGATTCTGATGGAGCAGCAAATACTGCCGCTTCTTTGATAATATGTAATAGTGGTTCACCTTTAGCTGTAAGTCTTGCCGATGGTACTACAGTTGGTGAATTTAAAATTTTTACTAACAAAGGCACAGGATTAGCAACTGTAACTCCTTCAAACTTTGCTAATGGTACAGATTTTGTAGTTCCACAAAATACAGCTACACAATGTATATGGGACGGAGCCAATTGGTTTTTAATAAGTGGAAACGATTCGGCTAACTTGTTGATAATAAGATAGGAATAGAAAATGCCAGCAATAATAACAGACCCGTTTAAAAAACAATTAACGCAAAAGATATTTGATGAAGTATCAAACTCAACAAATAGATATTATATTGGTATAGGAAGGTCGGAGTCGTGGGATAGTTCTGAAACCGTACCTAATCCTACTGATACACCAAGAACAATTAGAAACGCAAGAGCAGGATTACAATCAATAAAAGCTGCCACTGACTTATCTTATGTTGTACCAAGATATAATTGGTCATCAGGTAACATTTACCAAGCTTATGATGACGACTTTGCTAGTATACCTGATACTAATCCTTATGCAGTTTTAACAGAAGACAATCAAGTTTATTTATGTTTACAACAGGCAAAAAGTACTACAGGAGCTCCTACAACTTCAACAATTAAACCAAGTGGTACTTCAACTAAACCATTTAAAACAAGTGACGGATACGTTTGGAAGTTTTTATATACTTTGAGCGCTGCTAGGTCTAGTGCTTTTCTTTCTGCTAATTTTTTACCTGTCGAAAAAGTATTAGATACTACAACTTTAGGAAGATCACACACAGTTCTAGAAGCTCAACAATTTCTTGTTCAAGATTCTGCTGTACCTGGTCAAATACTTAACATTAAACTTACTAATGGAGGAACTGGATATACGAGTACACCAACAGTAACTATACACGGTGATGGTGTAAGAGCATCAGCAACGGCAACAGTAAGTGGTGGAACTGTTACTAAAATAGAACTAGACTCAAGTACAGATAGTGCGATAACAATGGGACAAGGATATAATTTTGCAAGTGTTGATATTACAAGTGGTGGTGGTAGTGGAGCATCAGCTCTAGCAATCATAGGACCTGATAGTGGATTAGGTGCAGATCCTAGAGATGATTTAAAAGCTACATCATTAATGTTTAATTCAAAACCAAACGGTGTTGAAGATAGTAATTTCATTGTTGGTCAAGATTTTAGACAAGTTTTATTAATAAGAGATCCAGCACTTAGCACAGATAGTACAGCACAACTACCCATAACCACATCTAGTGGTAAGGCTTTGAACTTTTTACAATTAACTGCCGTAGCAAACACATCATTTTTAGATGCAACAATTACAGGTGAAACTTCAGCAGCAAAAGCTATAATAGATGAAGTTGACAGTGACAGATTATTTTTTCATCAAACAGAAGCAACAGGATTTAAGGCCTTTCAAGAAGGTGAAAATATATCAGGCGGTGGTGCATCTGGTACGTTAGTAGCAGCAGGTGTTGATGCTGACAGTGATGCATTTACAAAAGATGATGTTGATAAGTTACGTGGAACTATCGTATATATAGAAAATAGAGCACCAGTAACAAGAGCAGCAAACCAACAAGAA